CTCGGACGTGCGCAGCGCAATCGCACCCGTGTCCGGGTCGGTCACTGTGACCCCGGCCTGTTCCAGCTGTGCGCGGGCGTCCGTGATCTCGGCCACCTTGCGGTTGCTGGCGGTCCACCGCTTGCTGTTGCGCAGGGAGCTGATGATGCCCGGGCTGCGCGTCACCCCGGCCGCCACCTCGCCCACGCCGCTGATGGCCACGCCGGGCAGGGCATTGGGGATGAGGCTCTTGATGGCCGAGTCGATCCAGTCGTCCTCGCCCACGTCCACCGACAGGGGCAGCTTCATCCCGAAGGCATCGCCCAGGTTGGCCAGGTTGCCGCCGCGGTTGTCGTCCGCGAAGGTGGCCAGCAGCTCGCCAGCAGCCAAGCGTGCCCCGCCGGTGATCACTGCGCCCGTGGCGCCAACACCAATGGCAGGGATGGCTTTCACCGCTGCAGCGGTGGCGATCACGGAGGTGCCAACGCTGCGAGCGGTGGCATCCAGGCCCCGCTCAAACTCGTTCTGCTGCCCGGGCGGGGTGGCGCCCATCACCCGGTAGCCGGCCTGGCTCACCCGCTCGATGAAGTTGCCGGGCCTGCTGCCCTCCGGGTTGGCTGGCTTGCCGCTCGGCTTCTGCCCCAAGGCCACCACCAGCTTGCCGGCGTTCTCGGCGGCCCCCACGGTGAGCGCTGCGTTGATGTTGCGGCCGGCCTGCCCCGCGATGGTGGGCAGCACGTTCATCACATTCAGGCCGGGGATCGAGCCGGTCACCGCCTGCCGCACCCGGCCGCCGAAGCCCTGGGGGTTGCGGCGGTTGGTGTCGGCGATCTGCTTGCCGATGTACTTGAGCTCGTTCTTGATCGCCCCGAGCGGGTTGCTCCAGGGCGAGCGGTTGAGCTTGCCGGTGCTCTGCAGCCGCTGGTAGCTGGCGGGGGACTGCCACCGCCAATCGGGGCCAGCCCACGCCACCTGGCGACCACCCAGGACAGAGCGCGAACCGAGCGGGCGGTTCTGGTCGGTGTGCTTGGGGCCCTGCTGCGGCTTGTCGGGGACAACAGGCTGGCCGGAGCCGGTGAACTTGATAGGCATGGGTTACCTCCCGGAGATGGTCATCGGCCCATCTCCTCGCGGAGCGCACGCTCGTAGTAGGCCTTGAGCTGGGCGAAGCTCTTGCCGCCTTGGCCGTAGTAGCTGGTGCCGGTGCGAGCGGTGGGGAAGGATGCCCACTCGGGTGCGAGGCGGTCGGCCACCTGAACGGTGAAGCCGCCGGGCAGGGATGGATCCACGCCACGGTTCCGCACCAGCCGCACCGCTCCCATGTCCTGTCGCTCTGGCGTCATTGCGCCGCCGCCGACCAGCCTGCTGTTCCAGGTGGTGGAGAGGAACTGGTAGGCCCCGGCGGCGTCGGAACTGAGTCCATTGCTGCTGTTGACAATCCGGGGGTGGCGGCTGAGATCGTTGAACTTCCGGCCGGTGAACATGGTGCGGTAGCCGTCCGGGCCATCGGTGCCCTCGGCAAACCGGATGGTGCGCAGCAGTGCCCTGGTCTGGGGCGGGAGGTTGCGTGCTGCGATGCCCGCTCCACCACCGCCACCCCCTCGGGTCGCCACCCGCTGGCCGCCGCCCATCCCCACCGCTGACGGCAAAGGCCGCTGCTGTGCCGCCACTGCGGGCTGGGCACCCAGCAACATGTCCAGCAGCCAGCCGCCAGCGGCTGCAACTGGGCCGGGGGTGGGGTTGCCGCGCCGCGCCGCCGTGTTCTGCGCATTGCTGGCCGCGCCCTGGGCCTGGCGCCCGTCGCGCATCAGCCGCTGCCGTTCCTGTGGTGTCATTTCCATGCCGGGGTAGTAGTCGAGGTGGCGATTGATCAGCTGGCCCGGGGTGGTGCCGGCTTCGCGGGCGAAGCGCTGCAGCGCTGCGCTGGGCTGCTGGCCGCCCAGAATCCGGTTGCCCTCGTTCACCACCGACTGGGCATCGAGCACCGGCTGGTTGCGCCAGCTCTGCAGCAGCGCCCGCCTGTCGGGGATGTTGTCGAGCTGTGCGCTGGGGTAGACCTTGCCGGTGAATGGCTTGGTGCCAGGTGGCGGGCCGCTGCTCTGCTGCCCTGCTGCAGCGGGCTGGGCCGGGGCCCCCTGTGCGCCGGGGACGCCGCCGACACCGGGGAACAGGTACTGGCGGGCCGATGGCGCGCTCTTGCCGTACTCCTCCACCGCCCGGCTGGCCACCTGGGTCACCTCGGCCGGGGTGAGCGGGCGGCCCAGCTTGCCCTGCTCCTCTGCGATCCGGTTGTTGATGTGGGACTGGAAGGCGCTGAACTGCCGCCGTGCCGACTCGGCCACGTTGGCATCGGTCCACCCGGCCATCACGCTCTCGACGCTCACCCCGCGCAACGCGGCCTCGGTGACCGAGTTGGGGTAGGCGGCCCTGAGGTTGGCCTTGATCGACCGCTCGATCACCGCATTGGCCTGGGGTGCGGTGGGTGAGGCCTTCTGCTCGTTGTTGCGCCGGCGGATGGCGGCGTACTGGCGGCGCAGCTCGGCCTTCTTGTCGTCCGGGGCAGAGGCCAGGGCGGCCTCGAGCTCGGCATCGGCCTGGTTGGGATCCCAGGCGGTGCCATAGCGGCCGTCCATGTCGAGCAGCAGCTGCTCGACCCCTTCAGTGCTGCGGCCCAGGTTGCGCACTGCGTCGATCGTGGCGCTGCTTTTCTGCTCCAGCTCCAGCTTCTCGAAGTTGCCCAGCCCCTTGTACTTGTCGCTGGCGCGCAGCTTCTCAATCTCCTGCAGCCGCTCCGGCCCATCTGGCAGCTCGTAGGTGAGCCGGGCCAGATCGTCTTGGTAGCCCCTGCTGAGCGCCTCCCGCTTGCGCTGCTCGCGCTTGTACTCGACCTCCCCGTACTTGATCTCTTGATCAAGGAACACGTCCGGGAACATCATCCCCGCCAGCTGGCCGGGCTGACCATCGGGGCCGGGCGGGCCCACCCGCACAAAGGCCATGACCCGCTTCAGCTGACCCAGGCCAAAGGCCTCGGCCTGCGCCTGCACGTTGGCGATGACCTCCTGCGTCATCTGCGTCATCTGACCCGACAGCCCTGCCTCGTCCCTGATGCGCGACAGCACCAGCTGGAAGCGGCTCGCCAGCGCCTGCTCCCACGCCTTGGGGTCATCCTCCTGGCGAACGATCCGCTGGCGACCGTCGGGGTCGAACACCTCGATCTGCTTGAGGCTCACCGCTGCCTGGTAGATGCCCAGGATCTCGGCCGTTGCCGTCCGCGGGATGGTGCGGGTGAGGTAGTTATTGCGGTCCTGCCACTGGACATCGGTGATGCGATCCCAGGCCTGGTTGACCTCGGGCGCCACGAACTGCATGAAGCCCGGGGAGCTCTCATCCACCCCGTACTTCTGGGCCACCTTGGTGACCTCGGCCGCCTTCCACCGCCCCAGCTCTGCTGCGCCCTCGGGTGTGCCCGGGTTGATCAGCACCAGATCGGAGTTGGCCCGGTAGGCATTGAGCAGGGAGGTGCGCATCTCGGCCCCGGCCAGCCGCGCCAGCGTCCGCTGCCGCCCCGCCTGCCGGAAGGGGTTGACCGTATCCATCGCCAGTGCAGCGATCGGGTCGGTCTGCGCCAGCTTGCGGTTCTCGGCGGCGTACTCGGCCCCCGACTGGGCCTGCTGCTCCTCCAGCAGGGCCTTGGCCCGCAGCGCTTCGTTCACGCCCCTCTGCACCTGGGCCTGGGCGTAGACCTGCAGGCCGGTTCCCATCAGCTGGGTCAGCTGCTGGTTGAACGGCGCCAGTGCCTGCGCCACCTGCTGGAAGCGGTTGATGCCCGGTGCATCGCCGCCGCTGCCCTGGTTGATCACATTGATCTGCTGCACCCGGGGGATCTCGATCGGCCCCGCTGGCTCCGCGACATCCCGCCGTGCGGGCTGAATGAAGGTGCTCAGCGGCTGGGCCTGGGGTCTGATCTGGTTCTGGGGGAGTGCCATCAGATGTTGCTCAGGGTGCCGAAGGTGCTCAGCCCGGCCTGCACCCCGCCCATCAGGCCGGTGAGGCCATTGAGCACGCCAGCGCTACGGCTGGGGCCCGTGCCGGTGAAGGTGGGTGCCGCCGGCATCAGCAGCGTGGGCAGCGGCTGGAACGGCGCCATCGGCTCCAGGTACGGCTGCTGCTCGTAGAACTGCTGGCTGTTGTACTGGCTCAGGTACTGCGTCACCTGCGCGGTCTGGGCCCGGCTGAACTGCCTGTTGCGCAACCCCTCATTGATCTGCTGGATCGCGGCGAAGTCGCCCTGCTGCCGGGCGTAGTCGTTGATCAGCCGGTCGATGCTGCTCCCCTCCTGGCCGCTGGCCGCCACGGTGGACCGCGCCTTCAGCGCCGCCACCTGGTACTGCTGGTAGGCCACGGCATCGGCCATCGAGGTCTCGACCAACTGCTGACTCAGCGCCTGCGACTGCAGCGCAAAGTCCGCGCCCGCTGCCGCCCTGGTCTGGCCCACCACCTCGGCCTGGGCGATTGCCCTGCTCAGCTCGAAGTTGCGCAGGCTGTTCACATAGGCCAGCTGCTGGTTGTGCGCCAGCGTTGCCTGCCAGTAGCTGTGCTGCTGGTTGGCGTCCGTCAGCCGCTGGTTGAAGCCCGCCTGCCACTGGGCGAATTGGGTGTTGGCATCCTGTTGAGCGCGCTGGTTCAGCCAGTCCTGCTGCGCTGCAGCCTGCTGCTGGCCGGCGCCGAACATCCCCAGCAGGGCGTTCGCCCCGCCCATCGCCAGGGAGCCGATCAGTGGGGTGATGACAACCATCAGGCCCCCCTGCTGCAGCGGCAGAACAGCTCACTGCAGGGCCCCATTGGCATTGGTGTGGCCACGGCGAACCCCAGCGACTGCAGCCATCGCAGCGTGTGGGTGCGCTTGGCCAGCACCCAGTTGTGCAGCGGCCCGGCGCCATCAGCAATCAGGGCATCCACCCATTGCTTTGCACCCCTGATGAACTGCCGCTGATGGCTGGGCGTGGCCAGCAGCGCATCGGTGGCCAATAGCCAGATCACCCCGCCAGTTGCCACGCCGCACAATCCCACTGGCTCACCATCATCTCCCTCTATGCAACGGCAGTCAGCGGAGAATCGCCAGCTCTGCATTACGGCATCGCGGGGATTCATCCCATGGCTGCAGAACACCTCGATCGCATCCCCCTGGCGCAGGTTGCGGGCGACGTGCCGGGCCCTGCTTTCTGTCGGCGGCGCCCACCTCATCGCGCCACCCTCGCCTTGCTGTGGGCCATCCCCACCCATTCGCAGGTGGCGAACTGGCACGGGTCCGGTCGATCACTGCGCAGCTCAACAATGCAGGCATCCCCGCGGGACTGGATCGGGATGGTGAACACCCCATCCAGGTAGCGCTGCGGGCTGGGCTCGGAGGCGGGGAACACCTCGGCGCCGTGTGTTGAGGCCTGCACCGCCAGCCCCTTGCCGGTGAAGGTGTAGACCGCTGCATCGCGGCGCTCGGCCATCACATGGGCCTGGAAATAGAGGGTGCCGTGGTAGCGGAGCTTGGCGTGCCGCACCTGCAGCCGCTCCACATTCCCCGGCACCCGGCCATCGCCGGCATCGCGGTAGAGCTTGAACCGGGTAAAGCGGTAGAGGAACTGGTAGGCCTCGCCGAACCAGATCTCCTGGTTGCGCCAGTCGCCGCGGGCGGTGATGGTGTTGCCAGAGCTGGCTTCGCCCAGCAGGGTGCCGCCGCCCTGGGCCGGGTCGCGGCGCTGCACCGCCATCGTCCGGGCAGCCACCGTGTAGGGCAGCGTCCAGATGGTGCGGTCGGTGTCCGGGTCGTAGCTGCCGTTGGCCACGCGCAGCGGGTTGGGCGTGGCGCTGGTGGTGCTCACCATCCGGTCCAGCAGCGGCAGCGGCCGGCCGCCAGGCGTGCTGGTGCGGTCGGTGGCCGACATCTTCTCCAGCCACACCCCGTCGTCGTACTGGGCCAGGACATAGAGCACCTCTTGCACACACACGATCTGCAAGATGCGAGTGGCGCCGCTCAGCTCCCAGTGGCTCCAGCTGCTTTGCTCCCGCCGCACACCCTCGCCGGTGTTGCGGTTGAAATACTTGAACACATAGATCCGCTTGCGATAGCCCGGCTTTTCAGACACGGCAAACCACGAATAGCCAATGTCATTGGCCGTCATGCGGGTGACTTCGCTGGGGATGTAGCTGCTCACATAGGGCGTGAGATCGTTGGTGTCCGCTACCAGCGCGGTGCCGGCGCCGCGGATGCTGAACTCCTGGAACTGCGACCAGTCGGCATCTGCCTGGCAGAACACAATCGAGCCAGCTACCAGGATCGGCCGCACGTTTGAGTCGATCTCGTATTGCGTGAGCAGGGTGATCTGGGCCGTGGCGGGAGTCAGCGGCGCCCCTTGAGAGTTGAGCCGGAACTGGATCTGATCCGCAAAAACGATCAGCTCGTCCTGATACGGGACGGCGTACCGGAGCAGCGCCACCCGTGGGTTGGTTGCCGTCAGGTCGATCGGGTCCGTGTCGAGGACGGCGGTAGCGGTCTCGGGGAAGAACTCAAAGAAGTCCCTGGTGCGGCTGAGGATGATGTTCTCGTCCGCCAGGAATCCCATCCGGTTCTTGTAAACGAAGATGTCTTGAATAGGGCGGCCGATGAATGACGGGTCGGGTGCTGACTCCAGATCCCCTGCGGTCCTTTGCCCCCACTGGGGGATCTGCACGCCAGCAGTCGTCTGGCTATCGGCAGGACCAAACCAGAACGTGCCGCCCGGCCGCCGCACCAGCACATGGGGCATGGTGGCCGGGTCGATGCGGTACTGCAGCCCTGGAGCGATGGTTTCCTCCCAGGCGCCCTCGCCAAAGCCGCCCTGCCTGGGGACGAACTGGACGTAGTAGTTGTCGAACTTGTTGCTGGGGTCCCCATCAACCTTGACCTGGTATCCCTGCGGCGCAATCGTCGGCAGCTCGCTGAACACCTGCACCGAGTTGAGGATCGCCGTGATGTCGGCATTGGCCCTGGCATCGGTGGCATCAACCGTGATCGGGTCATTGCTGCGGATCCACAGCACCGACCCGCGCCGGCTGATCGTCACCCCGGCCACCCCCAGCAGGGCGGTGCGCAGCTGGGCGGCGATGTCGTCGGCGCTGATCCGGTTCTCGGTGACAGTGGGCCCATCCACCACCACCGGCTGGATGGCGGTCTGCACTGTCGCCGCGGTGCCGTTGAGATTCACCGTGTAGGTCTGGCCGTAGTTGGCCGCCTTCACCCACACCAGGCACTCGTGGGGGGAAGGCCGCGGCGTTGCCGGGGCGGTATCGGCAAGCATCGCCGGCAGCCGCTGGGTGTTGCTGATGAAGGTGAAGTCCGCGATCGTCGCCGCTCGCAGGTCGAGGCGTGCATTGGCGCCGCCGGCCAGGTAGCTGTAGCCATCGGGCGCCACCACGCTGCGCTCGATCCCGGTGAGCAGCTCGAACACCCTGATGCCGCTGCTGGCCAGCACCACCAGGTATTGCTCTGCCGCATCGCGCTGAATCAGGTGCAGGGCCGCATTGCCCAGCGGCTCGTTGGAGACCTTGGCGATCGCCTGCGTGCCCTCCCGCTTGCGCAGACCATCAGCCAGGGAGCTCATGGCATTGATCTGCACCTCGGCCTGGGTGGGATCGCGCAGCGCATCCGGCTGCTGGCTGATCCCCTGGATCAAATTGGGGATGATGTAGCTGACCAGGCTCACAGGAACACGCCTCCCAGCAGCCGATCGGTCAGGCCCTCAGCTGGCTGGAAGGTGGGGAACCGCCGCCGGCCGGTGATCATGTTCGGCGCCTCTTGGATGTTCTCCACCCGGAGCAGCTCGATCAGCGCCTGCTGCTCGTCCAGGGCGGTGTACTGCACCCCGGCGGTGTCGCCGATGGTGCGTGCGCTGAACACCCGGGCGGCACGGATCAGGCTCCAGCGGTTGAAGGCCTCAGGGCACTCGTTCCACGGCAGCAGCCACACCACCTCCGCCCGCAGTTCGGCCACCGGGATCTGGTAGCTGCGGCTCTCCTTGTCGTAGACCCGCTGGCCCCGCAGCTGGTAGCGGTGCTGGAACTCGTACGGGTCCGGCTGCCAGCTGACGATGTTGGCCGGCACCGTGATCTCCCCGTTGGTGGCGCGGGTGAAGGGGTAGGCGCGCTCGCTGTTCCAGCTCCAGCCGCGGGTCTGCCCTTCCTTGTGCAGCTCCAGGATGGTGGCCTCGGCGGTGCGGGCCTCCAGTACCTGCTGATTCTCAAGGGTGCTCACCGGCTGTTCGCCGATGTTGATCAGCACCACGTTCACCGCATCCAGCAGGGTGGTGCGGCCAGGCGTGGCGCTCTGGTTTTCGACGCCCATCTGCTCTGCGGCGGTGCAGCCCTCATGCTATCGGTGCCAACAAAAAGGCCCCAGCGCGCCAAACGCTGGGGCCCCATGACCTTTGCTCCAGTCAAAGACTAGGGCACTTCGATTACGGCTGCACCCTCAGCACGGAGGATCCCCATGCCGATGGCCATCCGGGCCACAAACAGCTGGCTCTGATACACCACGTTGTAGTCACCGCCAGGGGCAGTCATCTGCAGCTGCGGGCGCCGCAGGGTGAGGCAGCCGATGGCGTCCTTGTGGAAGATCAGCGCCCGGCACTTCGACAGGTTCTGCTGGTAGGCAGCGTTGCGGTCGAAGGTCGTGTTGGTGTAGGCCGCCTGGGTGACGTGGTTGGACCACATCACGGGGAGTCCCTTCACCCGGCCGATGGTGCCGCCGCCATAGGTGCCATTGGCCGACCCTTGGTTGAAGTCGGAGTTGATCACCTTGGAGCCTTCGTTCAGGAAGTCGTACTCGTCCGGGGGGACGACAACCACCATGTCCTCAACGGGCACGTCCTTCTTCTGCATGGCGACTTTGATGTCGCCGATTACAGAAGCGAGCTCGTCACCTTTGGCCTGCTTCGAGGCAGTGGCATAGCCGGCGCTGAGGGTCCGGGCGGTGCCGGTGCGGCCGGCATTGCTGGCCTTGCTCAGCGGCTCGGTGGTGCGCTTGGCCGCGGCATAGAGCACCCGGGCAAGCCGGGCATCCTTCTCGCGGGCCAGGGCCTCGCCCAGCTGGTACATCATGTCCTGCCGATACTGCACGTCCTCCATGAGGTCGTCCAGGTCGTAAACGGTGTCAGGTGCCACCAGCAGACCATCGAGATTGATGATCTCCTCGTTGCGATCCGACGGTGCGTTGCTGGGGTTGGGGTTGTTGGCGTCGGTGGGGACGTTGGTGATCGGCGTGCCGGGGGTGTGGTACCCAGCAATCCGACGACCGGTCACCTTGAACCGGGCAGAATGGCCGCCCCGGATGGAGCGCTCCTTCACCCGGCCGGTGAAAACGGTCTTGCGATCGAAGGCGGTAAGCACCTCCGACATGCCCAGTTTCAGGAACAGGGCGTAGTTGTCTGCGGCGTTGCCTTTGATTTGGCCAAGCCGCGATGGCGTGATAAGCGTCACTGCAGGGTTTGCGGTGAGCCTCTGCTATCCCCAGGCTTTTGCGATCAGGGTGTCGCCCTCGGGCGGCCTGTGCTCTGCATGAGTGCAGATGAACTCATGCACCCTTGCTACAGGAAGATTGGGGATCGTGCAAACTTGGCGTCGATGTATCGCCGGTATTTCTCGTCCACCAGGTAGCGCTGCTTGCCGCCCTTGGTGAGCACCGCCTTGGCCTCCAGCGCCTCCTCCTCGTTCTCGAACACATCCAGCGCTGGGGTGGCGTTGCCGCCGCTGGCCAGCACCAGGTCGGGCTCCTTGTCGGCGCTGGCCGCCTTGTTCTGCAGCCACCGCACCGCCATTTCTG